GGAGGCGGAAGTGCTCCTTCTGCTCCAATTACTATTGATACGTCTGATTGGGATTGACATTTACTTTTAAAAAAGTTATTATAATTCTATGAATCTATTTAAAAAAGTAGCCTGTTTTACGGATATACACTTTGGTTTAAAGTCTGGTAGTCGCACACACAACCAAGATTGCGAAGAGTTCGTAGATTGGTTCTGTGAAACTGCGCGGGCGGAAGGTTGCGAGACAGCAATTTTTCTAGGAGATTGGCATCATAATAGAAGCACAACTGATGTTTCTACTATGAACTATACTGTTAGTAATCTAGAAACCCTAAACAATTCATTCGAACGTGTATATCTTATCATGGGTAATCATGATGAATTTTATAAAGACAAACGTGAAATTCATAGTCTTGAATTTGCAAGACTATTTCCCAACATCACTGTGGTCAACCATACGATCACAGACGGCGATGTTACTATCATGCCGTGGTTAATCGGAGATGAATGGAAAGAAGTCAGCAAAATTAAAAGTCGTTATATGTTCGGGCACCTTGAATTGCCGCATTTTTACATGAACGCTATGGTGCAGATGCCCGATCATGGACAGTTACAAAGCACACATTTTGCAAATCAAGAATATGTGTTCACAGGTCACTTCCATAAAAGACAAACCAAAGGCAATATTGTTTATATTGGTAATGCATTTCCGCACAACTATGCAGATGCAGGCGATGACGAACGCGGTATGATGATCCTCGAATGGGGACAGAAACCTGTGTATAAAACTTGGCCCGGACAACCGATATATAGAACATACAAACTTAGCCAGATAATCGATACTCCGGACAAATTGCTTCGTGAAAAAATGCATTGTCGAGTAACTATTGATCTTCCCATATCATTTGAAGAAGCAAACTTCATCAGAGAAACATTTATTCCGCAATATAACCTGCGTGAATTAATGTTAATTCCAGAAAAAGTAGAAGTCGAAAGTTCTGCTGTGCCTATTGATATTCAATTCGAATCAGTTGACACTATTGTAATGAATCAAATTAATTCTATTGAAAGTGATACCTACGATAAAGCACTATTAATGGAAATTTATAAAGAATTATGATAAAAATAAAAAATCTTACAGTAAAAAATTTCATGAGCGTGGGTAATCAAACCCAGGCTATCGACTTTGACCGCGGCCAATTAACTTTAGTCTTAGGTGAAAATCTAGATCTAGGAGGTGATGACTTAGGTGCTCGTAATGGCACAGGCAAAACTACAATCATCAACGGCTTAAGTTATGCGATCTACGGTCAAGCATTAACTAACATCAAGCGTGATAATTTAATCAACAAGATTAACGGCAAAGGAATGTTAGTAACTGTAACGTTTGAAAAAAACGGTATAGAGTATCACATCGAAAGAGGACGTAAACCTAACCTATTAAAATTCAGTGTCAATGGGGAGGAGCAAGAAACATTAGATCAAGACGAAAGTCAAGGCGATAGCAGAGAAACACAAAAAGCGATCGAGGATGTTTTTGAAATGGGCCATGAGATGTTCAAGCATCTTGTAGCTTTAAACACTTACACCGAACCTTTCTTGTCTCAAAAAGCTGCTGAACAACGCAGTATCATTGAGCAATTATTAGGTATCACTCAATTATCAGAAAAAGCAGAAGCTCTTAAAGAACAAATCAAAGCAACCAAAGATGCGATAACTTCTGAAAATACAAAAATTGAAACTATCAAAGCATCCAATGAAAGAATACAACAAAGTATTGAGAGTTTAACTCGAAAACAAAAACTCTGGAATGATACTAAAGAGAAAAATGTCGAAACTATTCTAAAAAGCATTGATAGATTAAGCCACATTGACATTGATCAAGAGATTATCAGTCAACGAGCTCTAGTCGAATGGACTAAAAACAAAAAAGAAAGAGATAACTTATTAAGTTTGATCGCTAGACAGACTGCTACAGTTGACAAAGAACAGAAAACTTTAGATAAGTTAACCAAAGAGTTGTCTTCTCTTGCTGATCATAAATGCCATAGTTGTGGTCAAGATCTACATGATGAAAAACATAATGCTATGGTGGCTACAAAATCTAAGCAGGTGGAAGAAAGCCAAGCATCGTTAAACGAACATCATGCAGAGTTATCGGATTTTAATGAAGCATTATCGCTGTTAGGTGATGCCACTGACTGCCCTAAGGTAGTTTACGAAAATCTAGAAGAAGCGTTAAATCATAAAAACACTATAGACAGCCTAAACAAAGATCTAGAGCTTAAACAAGCCGAAGAAAATCCCTATGACGAGCAGATTGAAGAATTAAAAAACACTGCTTTACAAGAAATTGACTGGGAACATGTTAATGATCTTACCAAAGTTAAAGATCATCAAGAGTTTTTATACAAGTTGTTAACTAACAAAGACAGTTTTGTTAGAAAACGCATCATTGATCAAAACTTAGCTTTCTTAAATCAGCGTCTAACTTACTATCTTGACAAAATTGGACTTCCGCACATTGTAGAATTCCAGAATGACCTGAGTGTTACTATTACTCAACTAGGACAAGATCTAGACTTTGATAACCTAAGTCGAGGTGAGCGTAATCGATTGATATTGAGTCTAAGCTGGGCGTTCCGTGATGTGTGGGAAAACTTGTATCGTCCTATTAATTTATTGTTTATTGACGAACTAGTTGACAGCGGTATGGATGCCAGCGGAGTTGAAAGCTCTATCGCGGTATTAAAGCGTATGACTAGAGAGCGTCAAAAGAATGTTTTCTTAATTTCTCACAAAGACGAATTAATGAATCGAGTTAATCATGTGTTAAAAGTAATTAAAGAAAACGGATTTACCAGTTACTCTACAGATATTGAAATATTAGAATGAGCACAGAGTCGCATGACAAAATGATCGAAGCGTTTCAGCAATATTTTAAATGGCAGGAACGATTTGAATACAAAGGCTCCGACGAAGCAGGCATTAAGGCACGATATTGGCTATCAGAAATTAGAAATGAGGCATCAAAAAGGCGGGTTGAGATACAGGAAAAACGCGAACAACGAAAGTTAGCCAGAAAAGGCATGGTCGGAAGACCGCCAAAACTAACTAAGTGAGTGCATTGGACGTATCAAAATCAAATTGTTGAAGAAATACCAGAAGGCTATATTGGCTTTGTTTATCTCATCACCAATACATCTACCGGACAAAAATACATAGGCAAGAAACTAGCACAGTTTAAACGCACAAAACCACCTCTCAAAGGCAAAAAACTTAAAAGACGCAGCACAGTAGAAAGCGATTGGCGCGATTACTGGGGCTCATCTGATAGGTTAAACGCAGATGTCCAAGCACTAGGTCCGGAAAAATTCACTAGAGAAATACTTTATCTTTGCAAATCCAAGGCAGAAATGTCCTATTTAGAGGCAAGAGAGCAGTTTGAACGCAGAGTTTTAGAAACTGACGACTATTATAATGGCATTATAAACGTCAGAGTAGGCGGTTCAAATATACTAAGGCAACGCCTAGAAGAACATAAAAAGGCAAATTAAAGCGGTTTTTGGCTGGCGCAGGCCTAAGTTCGTGCGCTCTAAACCTGGTCATTTGGTGGTCACAGGGACGGAATTCCACGCCGCAGTGGTGCTCAGCAACTACCCGAAAGGATGAAGATCGCTTGTAAGCCCTGCGATTTTGCTGTTTGAAAAGGATAAAAAGGCAAAATGAGGGGAGAAAAACCCCACGTCTATGTATGTGATAGCAGATATACATAGGCCGCCGTTGTATAAAGACGGAGCTCGAGGTATCGGACAACCGCCTCTGTAATGCTCTACTGCTGTGTGACATGATTCGACTCGGATAATGTTTTTTCTTTGCCCGGCAACGGGCAAAGTGTGACTGAAACGATCTGGATAATGCTTAAATTGCGCTTCGCGCAAAAAAATTTTAGAACATCTCTAAAATTTTAAAAAAGAAAAATTGCGTTGAGCGTAAGCGAAAACGCAAAAGAGCTTTAGCTCTTTCTTCCGATAAATAACTTTATTCCGGATTATATATAGAATGCGTATTACACAACTACAAAATCAATATCTCTACGAAGGATTAGATTATTCTCAAAGTCGAACTGTGGCTTTATGGGAAAGTGCGGGTATTAAATTAAAAGAAGCAGCCTTGACTGCTGACCAAATACAGCAGATATTCCAATCAGTTGAGCAAGGTGCTACTGCCGCTGGGGGTAATCGCACATTACTGGGCAAGGGCAAAGATGCCGCTGAAGCGGTAAACAAAGCCTGGGAAGATCTCAAAACAAAAATTCAAAATTCTGGTCCTATTAAAAATGTAGACAACGCCTACGATTCAGCTGTGGCTAAGATTGAAGCTGGATTAGGCGGACCAGACAATGCACTCAACAAAGTAATTCAACGATATCGTAAGTTTGCCAAAGAACATCCTGTGGCACAGGGCTTTATCTACTCTGCTTTAATTGCTGCTGCTGGTATTTCTAGTGCTGGACTAGGTGGTGCTGCTGTATTAGGTCTATTAAAGATGGCAGACAAACTATTACAGGGCGAAAAATTTAGCTCCGCTGCCTATTCAGGAGCTAAAACTGGTGCTATGGCCTACGGTGCAAGTAAGCTAGGTGATTTAGTCAGAGGCGGTTCAGGTAGTGGCGTAGATGCAGCCGCTGATGCTGCAACATCAGGTTTAGCAGCAGTGAGAAAACAAGCCGCAGACGAAGCAATGAAAGCTGTGCAAGATGCACTGGCCAATGGAGCTGATCCTAGACTACAAGGCCAACTAGCAGATGTTGCACAGTCTGTTTTAGAAAAATACAGCACATTGCAAGGTGGACCGTTGAGTGTTCAAACTGCTGAAATATTGGCTCAAAAAGTTGCTATGCAGGCATTAAAATCAGCTAGCGAAAATATTATTTGGTCCGGAAGAAAACTCAGCGAAGGTCAAGTCTATATGATTTTCAACAGAGTTTCTGCTGAAGTTTTAACTGAAGGCCCAATGGATGCTATCAAAGGTGCAGCTGGCAAAGCTGCTGGTTGGTTAGCAACCAAAGGTAAAAACCTTACTACCAAAGTCACCGCAGACAAACTAAACTCAGCTTGGAAGAAAGCAGGAAGCCCAATGGATTCAGATCAACTGGCAGCATTCTTAGCTGACCAAGGAGTTGATCCTGGCATTGTAGACAAAGTTTATGCAGATTTAAAACTACCTACTGCTGATCCTCAAGGTAAAAAAGAGCCTACCCTAGACGATCCTGCCAAGGAAGAACCAGCAAAGGCCGCAGCAAGTCCTTATGCTGAAGTTAAAAAATTAGTAATGTCATTAGATAAGAAAAACAAACAACGTCTGATGAAATATGTAACCAAACAATTAGGAACCGCTTAATATGAGAATCAACGAACTATTAACAGAAGATCAAGCTCTAGCA